CCCGGCGTGGACGACGTGCGTAAGTTGGCAATGCCACTGCCGTTTAACCCCCCGTCTTCTGTGCTGTACAACCTGCTAGGTTGGTTGACAGACGCGGCTAAAGGTGTTGTGAAGACAAGCGAGGGACGAATTGCCGACGCAGGTAGCAACACACCTGTTGGCACAACACAGGCGCTGATTGAGCAGGGCTCGAAAGTATTCTCAAGCATTCACGCACGACTGCACCGCAGTCAGGCTAAGAGCCTGCAGGTTTTATCACGTATCAACCACTGGTACTTGGAAGACATGGACAACCAGTCCGGCGCCGAGATTGCGGTTGAGGACTTTGAAGACAACTCAGACGTCAGCCCGATCTCTGACCCTAACATCTTCAGCGAAACACAGCGTTTGACTCAGGCTCAACTGGTAATGCAGTTGGCAGACAAGGCGCCTCAGTTGTACAACGTGCGCGAAGCGCACATGCGCGTGATGAAGTTGATGAAGGTGCCTGACATTGAAAAGGTCATGCCTAACCCACAGGGTTCAACAGAGAGCAACCCCGCGCTAGAGAACGTTCAAATGACAATGGGCCACGCGGCCGCCGCGTTCCCAGACCAAAGCCACATTGACCACCTGAAGGTTCACTTGGCGTACATGATGGACCCATCTTATGGTGGCAACCCACTCATTGGCCCCGGTGTGACGCCTTTGATGTTGGAACACATCAAGCAACACCTGACACTGCACTACCTGCAGTCTATGCGCAACTACGTGTCGCACGCCGCGGGTGGCGAGGATGCGTTCAAGTTGAACGAAGAGCGCAAGCTGGACCAAGCCGCACAAGAGGCACTGGCCATGGCCGCGCAGTTGGTCAACCAAGACGCAACAAAGACGTTCGAGGGCATCAACCCAATTATTCAGCAGTTGGTGCAACAGATGCAACAGGCCAAGCAGTCTCAGATGCAACAGGCCGCAATGGCAGACCCAACGTCTCAGGCCTTGGTGCAGACACAAATGGCCGAGACCAAGCGCAAGACAGAAGAGGCGCAGGCGCGCTTCCAGTTGGAGCGCGAGAAGATGCAGGCCGAAATGGCAGACAAGGTGCGCGACATGCAAGCCAAGTTGGCAGAGATTCAGGCCAAGATGGGACTACAGCAACAGCTAGCCGACCAAGACAACGCGGCCAAGGTGGCTATTGCCGACATCAACAATTCTTCCAAAGAACGTGTGGCAATGATCAACGCCGACCAAGCGTTGAGCGCGCAACAGGTTAAACAACAGCATTCACAAGAGATGACTGCGTTGGAAGCAGAAAGCCAAGCGTACGCAGACCTGCGTAAACATGGGTTAGACCAAGCGCATGCAGAACAGCAACGCGCACACGATGCGGCGATGCAGGCGCAACAACAGTTGGCCCAAGCGGTTCAACAAGCACAACAACCAACAGGAGCACAGTAATGGCAACAGGCAATCAAGACATGGGTTTTCGCAAGAACTACAAAATCACCGGCAAGCCCGGCTATGCAGGCGGCCCCGGCTCGCCAGTAGAAACAGGTCCCTCTGGTTCAAAGATGGCACCTAAAGCACCCTTGAACCAAGTACCGCCCGTAAATAGTCGCGGTCTTAAAAAATAAGTTAGGGCGTAAGTACACACATTTGTGTGTACTTAGTTATAAGGAGGGTTTTTGATGAAAGACCCGTTATATGAATCGATCTTTAGGATCAAAGAAGCCGTTCAGTTTTTACAGATCGGCGTTTTGAACGGGGTCGATAGCTGGGATAGATACAACCAGCTAGTAGGGAGAGGCCGAGGTCTGGAAGAGGCCTTGGAAATTATCAACAGTGTCCTGCAAGAGGACGAGGAATCTGAAAATGACAGAGAGTAAGTACCAAGTGGATGGTCGGAGTGAAGCCGACTGTTTTCCGGCAGTTGATCCGGGAATTAAACTTAAAGGCAACCGAATCGTAGTTCAACTGCGAAAAGCCAAAGACGTTTCAAAAGGCGGCATCATTCTAGTGAGTGATACAAAAGCCACCGAAAAATGGAACGAGGTGATTGCAAAGGTGGTGTCAATAGGCCCCTTGGCATACAGAGATCTTAACACGCTTGAACCATGGCCAGAAGGCGCGTGGGTACAACTGGGAGATCTTGTTCGTGTGATCAAGTACGGCGGCGACCGCTGGGCAGTTCCACACGGCGACGGCGAGGTTGTGTTTATCATTTTGCAGGACCGTGAGGTCATTTGTGCAATTGATAGTTTTGAAACCGCGAGGACTATGTTCCCCGCATTTGTTGAGTAAAGGATTTCGTTATGAAATCAGTGATGAAAGCAGAAATGCAGGCTGGCGAAGACATCGCCATTAAAGAACGGGACGATGGCAGTGCGTTAGCCGCCATGGACGACCACGTTGACCCCTTTGAGGGCACAGAAGATAACACATCGGCGTCAGACGACGACGGTGATGGTGACACAGAAAGCTTTGCCGAAGGCGGCGAGGTTGAGGGTGACACCGAAGAAGACAGAGAGGCCCTTCGAGCCGCGCGTCGTGAAGAGCGACGCCTAAAGAAGGACCTGACGAAGCAACGCGAGGTTAGCGCAAAGCATAAGATCAGTTCGCTGGAACGCCGCAACGAGACCCTTGAGCGCCGGTTGGCCCAAGTGGAAAACGCCGCAGTAGGATTCCAGTTTGCACAGATCGACCGCTTGTTGGAAGACGAGTCTACGCGCGTTGAGTACGCGAAGATGAAGGCAACGCAGGCCGCGCAAGCAGGTAACGTTGCCGAGCAAATGGAATACATGGAGCAGTTTCACAACGCCAAGACAAAATTGGCGCAGGTGCAAATGCTTAAACAGCGTCAGTTGGAAGAGGCCAAACAGCCCCGTAACAACGTGCCGAGTCCTGCTACCGAGGTGGTTCAGGAAAACGCAACGCAGTGGTTACATTCAAACCGTTGGTATGATCCAAGCGGTAAAGACACAGACAGCCGCATTGCCAAGGTAGTTGACAATGCGCTGGCAAGCGAAGGTTGGGATCCAGCCGACCCAGAGTACTGGGACGAGTTGGACAATCGATTGAAAGAACGTTTACCTCATCGGTACACGGCCAAAACAGGCGGAGACCGTAACCGCCGTAGCGGAACCTCAAGTGGTCGCACAGACGTGAGTGGTAGTGCTGTAAAGAACACCTTCACACTGAGCCGAGACCGCGTGCAGGCGCTTAAAGACGCAGGAATGTGGGATGACCCATCCAAGCGTGCTAAAGCGATCCGAAGCTACGCTGATTTTGACCGTAAGAACCGAGTAACGAAATAAGGGGTAAGACATGGCTAACAATCGAATTACACGAGATTTAGACGAGCGCCTTCAAGGGCGCGTAGAAGAAATCAAGGCGCGGAATGAAATGTCCTCGCCAGATGAAGCAGTGAAGCGTGAAAGGCTGGAGGCTTTTCGGGACAAATGGTCCAACAATGCACTGCCGGATGTACCGGGCGGTTTAGTGCCCGGTATGCACCTCTGCTGGCTGTCAACGACAAACCAGTATGATTCAATCGACAAACGCATCGCGTTGGGTTATGAGCCAGTGAAAGCCGCAGACTTAGGTAAAGGCTTTGAACACTTAGGCAAAATGAGCTCGGGCAAGTTTGAAGGTTGTATATCTTGTAATGAGATGATCTTATTCAAGATCCCGGAAGACATTTATCAGGAAGTGGCAAAAATGCTTCACCACGATGATCCTTTAGAACACCAGCGCAACATCACGTCGCAGGTTCGTTCACAGGCTGAAGGTGGTAAAGGTGGACGCTCCATTCTGGAAGGTGGCCTCTTGGAGATGGAAAAAGATGCACACAGAGCCGCACATAACTTGCGGTTTAGTTAAACAACTTTAAGGAACCAATAAATGAGTGCAACTTACACTCCCTTTGGCCTGAAGCCCGTATATCATCCTAGCGGCATTATCCGTTCGTTGAATTACACCGGCGCGTACGACGCGGCGGCAGTATTCTACAGCGGTACTCCTGTCTCTTTTGATGAAGCAACGACTGCAGGCACATCTACTCTTGTAGTAGCAAGCAACACACCCACAGCAGGCATGCGTTTAGCAGGCGTGTTCGGTGGTGTTGAATACACCGACGCCTCTGGCCGTCGTACTGTCAGCAAATGGTTTGGTCCCGCTTTGGGCACCGCCTCTGACATCGTCATGTGGATTTTCATGGATCCTGAAATTGTGTATGAGATTCAAGCCAACGGCGCGATCGCTAACACAAAAGTGGGTCAGGAATTCAACTTCACAGCAGTGACATCTGGTCAAATCATCGGCAACGGTGGTCTGGGTACGTCAACCGCTGGATTGAATCCCGCCGACGTTGCAGTTGGTACACAAGCACAAGTTCAAGTCACTGGTCTCGGCCGTGAAATTAACAACGCTTGGGGTGACACAGCAACGGTTGTACAAGTCAAGCTCGCTAACGATGCGTTCGTTGCCGCTAACGTCGAATAACTAAAGAAAGGAAGTAGCACATGGCAACCCCAATGCGCAGTACGGACTTTAGAGCGGTAGTCGAACCTATCCTCAATGAAGTCTTTGATGAACACAGCCCCTGAGATGCCTGACGGTACACCCGTTTCGTATGACCAAGGTGGTACATTGTTCATTACCCGTTTCATCTATAAGATCTACGGTTTGGCATACGCCATGACCAAAGTCTTGATGGAAGACGGCGATCACATTCGTATCGGCTCGACTTTCTCGAAGCACTTGGCTCAGTCCATGATCGAGACAAAAGAGACATTGTGTGCAAACTTGCTGAACTTTGCGTTCACCGCCGGCTATGTCGGTGGCGACGGTAAAACATTGATCGCAAACGACCACCCAATCTCCCAAGGTCGCACTTTCAGCAACCAACTGTCAACAGCCGCTTCACTTTCACAGACATCTGTGGAACAGTTGTTAATCCAAATCCGCTCTGCGGTGGACAACAACGGTAAGCGTATTCGCCTGAAAGCGGAACAACTCGTGGTACCTCCTGCCTTGGAATTCCAAGCAGAAGTTATCTTGAAGTCTGTCCTGCGTTCCGGTGGTGCTGACAACGATCTGAACCCTATCAAGTCAACTGGCATGTTGCCAAACGGCGCCCACGTGGTGACTCGTTTGTCTTCAAGCAAGGCTTGGTTCATTCAGACTAACGCTGAAAACGGTTTGATGTTGGTCATGCGTCGTCCTTTGGAGCGTAGCTCTGAAGGTGACTTTGAGACTGACAGCATGCGTTACAAGGCCTCTGAGCGTTATGCTACAGGTTGGCACGATCCCCGTAATATGTACGGCACGATCGGTTTGTAATCGCAGACCTAGCCGGGCGTAAAGACCCCGGCACCCTAAACGCCTCTCCTGAAAAGGAGGGGCGTTTTTGTTTGTGGATATGGGTAATTCTATGTAAGAGCTTTAATCAGCATCGACCCGTAAGGCTCACGGGCGGACGCCATAGAGACGGTGCTGTAATCTTTCTATGGAAAGTAATCAAAATGTCAGTAACTTTTAACACCCCTATCCGCGTTTTTAAGCGCAACAACCCCACAAACGACGGCACAATTGCCCCTGATAACACAGGCGCGGTAGTGTGCTCAACAGGACTACATCACACCAATCACGGCAACCCGCCTTGCTGGTGCAATTCCCGTTTTTGCTGTTGGTACAACCACCGCGGCACCCGCTGTAATCCCCGCTGGCGCGATTGTTAACCACATTTTCTTCCTGCAAACTTCAGCGCCTTCAGCGTTGACAGGTGGCGTGATCACTGTGAACATCGCTGGTGTTGACGTGGGTACAATTACCCCAACAACCGCTGGTGGTCGTATTGGTATTGCCTTTACAGCCTCTGCGGCAGTGGCCACAGTGTTGAACAACGTTGGTGCTGAAGACGCAACCGTCACATTCACCGCAACAGCCATTACAGCCATTACAGGCACCTTGGCCGGCACGTTTGACATCCAGTACACATCACGTAACCCTGACGGTTCTATCATTGCTTACGGCGCTGGTTTAACCAACAACTAAGGACGGACATGCGTCAAGTAACAGTTGGAGCGGACGTCCTCGTCCCGATCGACCAGTACATTGCACCAGTCAACGTTTCTTACGTTGCCACCGGCGGTGGTACTGTTGAGATCTCTTACAAAGACCCATTTCCATTGAACGCGCAAGGGTATCCTGTACCCACTGCGCCGGTGATGACTTGGGTTGCGGCGCCAGCCAGCCCTATCGTGAACCAGCCTTTCCGGGCTATTCAGGTAACTGGCGGCACTAACTCTACGCTTACTGTAATCCAAGCCGGAGTTCGATAATGGGCAACGCCTTTTACGGCGGCCTTTATTGCGATACGCACGGACAGCCAGTGCTGTCCGTCGCGATATGCGACCGATGTAGCCGCAAACTACCATATTCCATGCTTCGGGAAGACCCGAACGCGCCCGGACTTATGGTATGTCCCGCCGATCTGGACAAGTTTGATCCATGGCGCTTGGCGGCTATTCAAACCGAAAATATCACACTCAGGCACCCAAGGCCTGATGTTTCCGTTGCCATTCCGGGCAAGGGTGGTCTTATTACAAACGCGCCTAACGTGGCTAATATCAACCAAGGCCCTAACATGCTTGGTGATGGTACGGGTAATTCAATGACACCCGCAACGTACGGCAACACATCTAGCACACCTACACCCGGCGACCTTGAGGTAACATAAAAAATGGCTGACATAAGCATACTCCAATTACCACCGGCAACGTCTGTAGGCGCAAACGACGTCACGGTTATTGTTCAAGACGGCATCACTAAAAAAGCCGCCGTCACGGTGTTTCAAAACGGCATCGTTGGACCACAGGGCCCCGCAGGCCCGCAAGGACCACAGGGCGTTCCCGGCACCCCCGGCGCCGCAGGAGCCACAGGAGCACAAGGCCCCGCAGGTGCACAGGGTGCACAGGGCGCTCCCGGCATACAGGGCGTACAAGGCCCCGTTGGACCCACAGGACCCACAGGCAACCCCGGAGCCGCGGGCACAGCGGCAACAGTTGATGTTGGAACAACCACAACCGGCTCACCCGGCACCAGCGCAACCGTTGCAAACGCCGGCACAATAAACAACGCAATTTTAAATTTTGTCATTCCACGTGGTGACACAGGCACCCCGGGCGCCACAGGAGCCACAGGACCACAGGGCAACGCTGGTTTAGCGGCAATAGTTAACGCGGGCACAACAACAACCGGCGCTCCCGGAACATCTGCGTCTGTAACAAACAGCGGAACCACTAGCGCGGCGGTGTTTGTTTTTACAATTCCTCGCGGTGATGTAGGCCCCACTGGTTCCGCCGCAACGATTGCGGCTGGTACAACCACAACAACAGCACCCGGAACCAACGCAACAGTTACAAACGTTGGCACCTCTGGCGCCGCGATATTTAACTTTGGTATTCCCAGAGGCGCGGGTGTTCAAGCAGGCGGCACAACAGGCCAATTCTTGGCCAAACTAAGTAACGCAGACTACGACACACAATGGCTGTCTCTTACTGGTGGTTTGACCTACGCAGGCGCGTGGAACGCAAACACAAACACACCAACATTAGTGTCTAGTGTAGGCACCTCTGGCACGTACTATGTTGTCAGTGTTGCGGGCACAACAAACCTAAACGGCATCACAGACTGGCAAATTGGTGATTGGGCAATCTTTAACGGCACGTTCTGGCAAAAGATTGACCAGACCAACACGGTCAGTTCAGTTAACGGCCAAGTGGGCGCGGTCAGTCTTGCGTACGCGGACCTAGCAGGCGCAATTCCTACATGGAACCAAAACACAACAGGCACCGCGGCTAACGTAACTGGTGTGGTGGCTATTGTAAACGGCGGTACGGGTCAAACAACAGCCTCTGCGGCTTTTAACGCTTTATCGCCAATTACAACAGCCGGCGATTTAATTTTAGGCAACGGCACAAACAGCGCAACACGATTGCCTATTGGTGCTAACGGCTACCTGTTAGCCTCCAACGGCACAACAGCATCATGGCAAGCCGCACCAGCGGCCATGGTTTACCCCGGCGCTGGTATTCCAAACTCAACAGGTTCTGCATGGACAACGTCCTACAGCACGTCAGGCACGGGCACTGTTGTGGCTTTGGCCACAGGCGCGGCGTTGACTAACCCAAGCGCTAACCTGATCAACGACACCAACGGTAATGAAATTTTAGGTTTATCGCCAACTGCTTCAGCAACAGATTTTCTGACTGTTAAAAACGGCATTGGTGTAGGTGTTCCGCTTCATGTTTACGCGGATGGTTCAAGTGCAAGTATTGGTTTGCACATTCAACCAAAAGGCTCTGGTCTTGTAACAATTAGCGACGGCACGGATTTTAACAAAGGCATTCGTTTTAGAAGTTCAGGTTCTGCGGCAAGCGCCGTTACTTTAATTGACGCTGTGTCTAGCGCAGGTCATGTTGTTACATTGCCTGACGCAACAACCACATTGGTTGGTCGAAACACAACAGACACACTGACCAACAAAACAATTAACCTGACAAGCAACACTTTGGTTGCAACATCCGCGCAGTTGGCTTCAGCAGTCACTGATGAAACAGGTTCAGGCTCTTTGGTGTTTGCTACTTCCCCGACCTTGGTAACACCCATTTTGGGAATACCCACTTCAGGTGATTTCAGCACTGGCACATTTACTTGGCCTACCTTTAACCAGAACACAACAGGTACAGCGGCCAATGTCACGGGCATTGTGGCTATTGCCAACGGCGGCACAAACTCAACAGCAACAGCCACAGCGGGCGGTGCGGGTTATGGCACAGGTACAGCACACGCGTACACAGCGGCGGGCACAGCGGGTCAGGTGTTGACATCTAACGGTGCAAGCGCACCCACATGGTCAGGTATTTCAGGAGG